CGCCGAAGTGTTAAGAAACTTCTATTAAAACGAATTCGGGAAACCCCTAGGGTAACTTCACTACCTTCCCGACAAAACCCACAAGAAACTAACTAAGACAGTTTCGAAAACTGACAATGTACCTGCATATACCCGCAGTAGGTTTAATTTCAGCGCACTCAGAAAAAAACCTGAGCAACCGCAAGCGAACAACGACCCAAACATAGGAAACCTCACTCACTGCACCAATTCAGGCGCGCCGAACATGCGATAGAAACAATTTCTGTCCTTCTTCACCGCTGCCAAGCCTCTCGCCATTCCATGGAAACACCCCGGGATACCATAGAAAACCTGAGCTGCTTCCGCCACGGCCTCGACCAAGATACCATTGTCGTAATGGCGCAAGCCATCCGCCAAGGACTCCCAACGCTCACCTGCAGGATCCTTCGGGCCCCCTACGACCAGCGGCGTGCACAATGACTGTACCTTCGGCCATGGATCGGCTACATGATAAATTCTGCCATTGATTCGAAGGCGGAACTGCTTGCACATGTAACCAACATGTGTGCGCGAGATCTTCGCACTGAGATTGAACATGGAACCCATGAGTTGCGACGCCTGTTCCACATCAATCTTCCTGGAAAATTCCGCGTACATGTCATCCCCTTTGATATCAAGGGCGACGATGTCACGATAGCTCAAACCGCATGCGAGCACGACTGCGATAAGATTAATCATGCCATTGCGCATGAGCGTCTCCCAGTTGCCTGAAATGCCGCACATCACTACTGAAAGGATTACTCCAAACATCATGCTGTACGCCTTCTTCTCCCCATGCATCTCCTTCCACCTATCCATGGTACGCTTATCTAAACCCAAGCGCTTGTACATGGCCATGACGCACAACAAAGACATGTGCTCTTGTGCCCTGTCGTAGCAACGAATGTCGCTTACGTACTTGTACGTTTCGGGAAAAGAAGCCCTCAGCTCATTAAGTGAGTTGTCCCATTCTTCGTGATCCGCATCATTGCGCTGTGGATTCAAACTGACCTCAGGCCTGAGACAAGAATCTAGACACTTCTTCGCTCTCCGAAGAACGGAAGAGAACAAAGCGTTCGTGGACTTGGACTCCAAGTACATGATAGTTTGCGCGTGATCCACCTTGAGTTGACTGCCCGGTTCCCTAGACGTCTTGACCTTTCCTTTCGCCATGAGCAACCACCTATCCAGCTTGATTGCGCCCTCGCAGAAGAATTCGTCCACCATTGCCTTCGCCTTCTGCGGTTCCAGACCATGAAGATAATCTTCGATATCCCCTTCCGTGGGCTGCCACATGCCTGTGCCTAGTTGTTCAGCCACCTTCTGCTCCCAGCCAGTGACAAAACAAGAAGCGATGACTTTTGAAACTGCCTCCTCCGGAGCCAGATCCAGATTCACTGCTTCTCTATTGTTAGGAATGCCCACGTTCCTCTTGAACGCAGCCCCGACCAAAGTTGCCTGACACGAGGCCCTGTAGCCCTCGACACCCGCATCAACGAGTGGTCGCCTCACGTATTTTCCTTTCGGGATGATCCTCTTTGCATCGTTGAGCGTGATATTGCCATGGGTTTCCTTGTAGATATCCACCTCTGCCAGACGATAACCGGTGGCCACTGCATCGCGCAGCATCGGACCACCGTTAGCCAGCACCATGTCCGCCCTTATGGTAGAGATAGGCTCTGCATCAATCACGGGACACTCGCCGATCCCATCTGTGTTCTGTGCAGCGTACCCTGGTCTGTGCAGCGGTGCGGCCACTTCCGCCGCCGCCGCCTGCTCGCGCATCATCTTACTCTTCAAACGTACCTTAAGGTCGCTAAGCACCACCGGTTCGTTCACCGCTACCACGCTCTCCGTGGTAGTGACGCAACCGACAGTCCGTGCACCGACCGGAGACAATCCCAGAGCAGCAGTTGCCCCCTTGCCAACCCACCTAGGCCCCGCCGATCGCTTGTTTTCCCCATACTCGCGAACCGGCGCGTCCTCTGGTTTTGGCAGATGAAGGTAAAACTTTCCGCCATGCGTCGACTTAGTCCCGGCCTCCTGTACGATCTCTAGCCAAGGATCCACATCCGCCACCACGACGCCGAAATCATTGCCGCACCAATCCAGAATACTGATGCTCGCCAAGTCGTCAATCTCCCCGACTTCCTCCACGTCAGGCCGCGACAGCCAGGCCGTCATTGCCAGCCACAGCACGTGCCCCACGTTGGCCCCCGCCACTACGTGACGCACCTTCACTGCACGCAGTAAAGCCCCCAACGTGCCAGACGCCATATGGCGCCGCTGATTGACATGCAGCGCTATAGCCACGGCAGCATCCTGTTGATCCTGTACATCCATGCGTTCTGCCAACACAGTGGTATCCAGTGTGTTAATTACCAGATTATTGCTATCCATGAGGGCCGAAAAAACCTCTGCAGGACGCACCACCTTGTTCGCCGAGCATTGCACTCGAAGCAAGACTGAATTGTACCGCGAGGTCAAAATCCGCACAGTGCCACGCATCCACCCCACAGGCACGCCCGCAGAAGAGAAACGCACCTTCGGAAAACGCAACTCCGTTACTTCCGCATCCTTCGGCGAAAAGTAATAAGACCTGAGCACCTCCGGTGCCTCGAAATCAGAATCCACGTGCTTTAGCGTGTAATAAAGCAAACCCCCGACTTGCATGTACCGTTCCAGGAGAAACTCCTGGCCCGCCACAGTGACAGAATTGTTCGTTGCTAGCGCCTCTATGCAACTGAAAGGAAAAGACAGTGACATAGTAGCATCCGCGCTAGGCACCAAGGTCAGGTTCCCGGCCCCGCGATCGACATAGTACCGCCCCGGAAAACAGTCAAGCTCGCCCTCGTCCTTGACCAACATCTCCACCTGGAAAGGAAAAGCCCCGTAGACAGGTGCGCGTCGCTTGTAAGCCAGCCACGCCATCTGATGCGGACCCGCCGGTGTGCGAAAGTGGTTAACCACGATAGCATCCACGGCTGCGCCATTTTCCTGCACTTGCCGCTGGAAATGCTCTCCACCGCCATCACGCAACTCACGCCAAAGAACGCGAGCACGATTGTTGATCGTCTTGTCGCCCGACAGCGCCATTTGCTGAATGACTGCATCCTCCATCGCATAACCGGCCACGAGGCGCGCCGTTGCCCCGGTACGCTCAATGCTTCGACCATCGAGACCGCGCACAGCCAACGTGACGAGATCACCATCGACCGCCATAACCCGTCGCCCGAAACCCCCCGCATGTTCGACGAGCGCCTCGTCCACGCAATGCACCATCCCGGCCACACGTGGTGACGTACGAGCTCGCATCACAGCCCCGCAAGTCTTGATACGCACAGCAAACTGTGCCTCCAAAGCTGCCACATCTCCGCTGTCTACCGCGAACGGTATCTGTACTGCCTGCTTGGCCCGCAGCACACTCTTCTCCTTCACAGCTGTCGCCCGCAACATGGCGCACATGCTCCGGTAATACGCGCTACTCGGATCAGTCAAGTGCGAAAGCACCACTGCCTCCCGCGCTACCGCACTCTCCATAGTTCTTACACTCTCACCGTCAGGTGATCAAGAGTTCAGTTAGGTTGGTTCGGTTTGTGTTGGTTCGGTTCGTTTTGGTTCGGTTAGTTTAGTTCCTAGGTCAAAAACATTAGCATAAGCTAATGGCATGACA